CCGGCTAGTTCTTCAACCACACAATCCGAAGATCTGCATGGTTTTTTATCATGGATGCATACCTCTCAGCGTAAACTTACGTGAGGACCAGGCATCAGTTCCAAAGGGTAGATGGGAGATCAGGTTCAAGAACCTGATCTCTTGTCTATCCCGCGGACTTAATGGAGACGAAGACTCAGGCCTCGAAGAGGCCTGGGACTACGTCTACGATAACTTGTGGGAGCATCGCTGGGGTGGAAAGTTTTTCCAACACTGCGATCTCCCTCAACAAATCAGCATCTTGAAAGCGCGTACCTGCTGGTACAAACGACTAAAGAAGCATAACAAGAACCTTCTCCAGAGGCTCCTAGCAAACAAACGTTCGCTAGAGCTAAAGGAGATTTTACATGTTGCGGATGGGATATTATCAAGTTTGATGATATCCTATCCTGAAATATTTTGTCCTGAAGGGGCACGGAGTGCTTACTCCGTCTCCGACAGGATAATGAATTCTATAATTTCAAACGGTCTACAGGACTATGCAGGTCAGGTAAACCGTTTGAAAGCTTTTAGGAAGAGGATGAGGAAGGCCGCTTTCGAAGGAAAGAAGGTCCGACTCACCACTGAAGAACAACGTTCCCACGCGTGGCTTCAACTGATTGTCGATCAGTTTAACCCACGAGCGGGACACAATTCAAAGGCCAACATGTTTCGTGCTTGCGTATTTACACAAGCACGAGCCACGGGCCTAGGAAACAATAAGATGGCGGCCAAGGCTATTGATGAATTCATAGCTGAGGTCACCGTCGAAAAGAAGTATGAACCTGACCAGTACCTAACCGAAGCAATCGATTGGGTACTGGATCAGGTCGTTACTGAAGCAGCTGGTAACCCCCAGTTCAGGATCTCGGTTTCAACGAGTGCCTGTACTGAGAGTTCCAAGAAAAATGAAGGGAAGTTCGGTTACATCAAAAGTGTAACCGATCGTCCCAAAATACCTCCTTTTAGCGTTACGAATCCCGGTGGCCAACTTGGCAACTGGGCATTCGGTATCGCGATGGAAAAAGTGAACTCCTCGTCCCCCGACATTTTCAAAACAAATGTCGCGGCGATCAGGGAGAACGGGAAAATACGTGTTGTTCAGAGTGGATCCTTCTTTAAGGATGCACTCTTACAACCATTCTCACATATGACAATACAGGCCGCAAAGAGCAGAAGCTCATTGCGGAATGGCTTGTCTTCCGGAAGATTAGGGTGGAAGTTCATCTCTCGGATCGATCACCTCGATCCAAGAGACGGACTTGTACTCTTTGAAAAACATAAGAGGGTCGTGTCTATCGATTGGCGTAAAGCCACCGATATACCGTCCTTCAAATCAGCCAAAGCAGTATCGGGTAGACTCCTCGAAAAGATGAGGCTACCCGATCACATACGAAAAACGATATTAAATATCTGGCCCGGGCCAAAAGATATTTATATCAAAGGAAAACTTGTCGCCACTCAAGTCAACGGGGTTCCAATGGGAGACCCGATGACTAAGGGCAACTTGTCTTTAGCACACCCGATCTGTGAAGCATACGCTTCACGGGTCGTAAGTGGCGTTATAGTTGTACACGACGGAAACGGGGATGATACTGCTATCATCCTAGGTTCCGACGATACTAAAAAGATATTCGCCTGGGTCGAGGCCTTCAACAAAGCGGCAGCTATGTTGGGTTACGACCTGAGTGAAAACGATTTCTTCGTAACAAGTTCCTGGGGAACTTATTGCGAAGAAGTATTCCATATGCCCATAGACAGATTCAACACGGTAAGAACCGCGTCGAAGCTCAAGGACAATAGATACATGCCGTATCTTGACCACCCCAAAATGAGGTTAGTCATAGATACGCGGAAAGATCGCAGGGACTACTCCTCCGTCAAAGACGGAAAGTATACCTTGCTAGGAAAAGACCTGGAGTACGCCGAACAGGGCCACGAAAGTGGCCTGTTCAACGTAGCCAGTGCGATGCAAGACATCTGCCTTGGTTTGAGATACGAGTCAAGACCCGTATATCTACCGAGGCAAATATTTAGTGTTGGGAAAATGCCCTCTCGATGGAACGTCGAGAGCTGGGCAAATTCCCTATGGAGCCAGAAACCCCGTGTCACCAACATAAGTGTTGTTGCCATGAGGGAACTATTAGGAGAACTTCCGAAGAATATTACTGAACTTCGTTCAGTAAAATCCTCCGAAAGACACTTTGACAAGGAGGCGGTCTCAGAGGTTTTTGAAATCCCTGAGAACGATCCTATAAAAGACTTTATAATCGTCCGGAAGGATCAAGTTAAAAAGATCCCCCCGGGCGTATTAGATAGACTAGTCGAGAGCAAACACCTCACTACAAGTAGTGAGGTGGAAGCTCTCTATCTATTTATGAAAAGAATAGAGAGCCTAGAACAAGTGGTGACACATGATCTAATGGAGCTCGTCTATTCGAGAGTTACAGACATGCGTGAATACACCTATGACGAGGTCAAGGATGTATGCACGCGCTTTAGGAAAAAGTTCTACAAAAAACGATGGGCTATAAAGCCCCTCGTCGATGTAGACTACTATTTCACAGAAGATATAGATGAGTTTAGAAACTCAGACCCCCGGAATGTTGACATTCCGGGGTTCGACTATATCAAAAGATTTGGGAAAAGGCTCAAAGCGGACACTCCTAAGAGGAGAGCCGAAAACGAGCTTTTTGAATGGTTTACGGAGTGGAGACAAGCAATCATCGATGATGGTTTCTATGAACTCCCTCCTACACAATTGCTGGAAGACGACCCCTTCCTACTTCAGAAGTCCGCGGACGCTGAAGAGGAAGTGGTCGTAATCGTAACTAATGATATCAAGTTGTGCCGCCTTGCGCAGAACAAGTTGATAGAAAAGACTATTTTCAGAATCAGTATTGAAAACTGGGTAAACCTAGACGCAGATGAATCATCTGTGTTGAAGGCTCTGAAAGAAGATTTGAAGGTGGATCCGGTGCTCTTCGTTGACGAAGGGTCACTGGATACATTTTTATGGAAAACTGACATCGACCCTAACGTCTATCCAGGATGGAACGATAGGATCGAAGCGAAGAAAGTTCGGACTCAGGCAGACATCTATGATGTCTACCAGAGTCCGAGGAAAATAGATTCGATTAGTGTCTATGATTTTATACATATCATAGACCCTAAAAGAGCAGTTAGGATCTTAGGACGCAAGAAGAGGTAGTGGGTTTCAGCCCGCTACCGTACCACTTCTTGGTTTGTCCGGATCCATGGTGCCGGTAATCACCACATGCGTACGAC